GGCTCCACCGAGAAGCCCACTGAAGAAGTGGGAACAGCGCAGGCTACAAACCTGCAGCGCTGCCCTGGATTCCAGGGGATTATGCAGGAGGGTCTTATTGGGGACCTTAACTCCATAGAGAAGTCGTTCTACGTCCACTTTTTGGAACGCTTCTCGAACGGCGGTGCCTTCTTCGAGCACTTCGAGGTTTTCTGCGACGTCCCCATCGTGACGAAGCGTAAACATCGTGCGCGTGGAGAGCGCCTCCGTCCGTGTGACCATCCCGGCTGGGCTTTCCTGCTCGGAACCCTCATCACTGCGCACTCTGTTGCTGCGGATGAGTCTTCCGAAACGGTTTCTTCGGCCGCTTCGGCTCTCGCTGTCGTTCCGTTGTTCCGCTCTTTCGTCTTCGGCGTCGCCTCGAGCCTCGCTGACTTCGTCATTCGGTTCTGCGTCGGCGTCACCGAGTTTCTGCATCTCCCGGGTTACACGGCCGCCGACTATGTGTTGCTCCTTTTCGCCGTGATCGCTGCTGCGTATGTCATGTTCAGGTCTTGCGTGCTTTTCTACAAGATTGCCGCCTTCCTCTACAACATTCTCATTTGTGTTCGCCACGAGATTTGTGCCATTGCCTACCTCTCATGGTACGTCGTTGGTTCTCTCCACCTTCTCAAGGAGAGGTACTACCTCGTAGAGAAAGACGTAGCCATCTGGCCTTGCATCCTTGTCGCCGCTTACATGTGCTCTCGCAGCCTTCGTATTCCAGTCTCCACATCCGCGTGTTTTGCACTGGAAATGCTTGAAGCCATGTTCTTCGCTGTGCGTGATTGTTCCAACAGTATCTTGTTTTACGCCTCGTTTGTACATTTTGCTATCATGGCAATTGACATCGTCGTATCTCGTGCTGTTTACAATCGCTCACGTGAAGGGACCGTGCGTTTCGTGTACGAAGCCAAGTGCAAGGCTTTTCCTGGTGGCCGAAAGAACAGACGCGCTCGACGTTCTCGTGTTATCCAATCTGCAGGTGATGCCGACAATGCGCCTTACATGCAGGACGACAATCACAGAGAACTCGTCGATGAGTACCATCCTGACTTCGAGTACCTTTCCGCGAAAGAAAAGGCGTTCGTTCGCAATGCGCGAGCTCGCGACGCCGATTTTTACGAACTCAATCATGAGGCTTACGTCTCGCCCGTTGAGTCCAAACGTAGAAACACCCGCAATCGTTACTACAGGTCGGTCCGGTCCACGCTTCGTCCCGAATCTGCTGCCACGTACACCGAAATCCTTGACGCTGACTTCAACTGTTGTGACATGTTCATTCCAGTTGTCGAGTCGACTCCTTTCCGTATCAATGTCCCTCCGACCGATTCTTTCGGCGTGTGGCGTTGGGCCCCCTACAGCAAATGCTGGTACGTCACCTTTCCTTGGACCCCAAGGTTGACGACTGACCGGCACCTACTGTATGACGAGCTTCTCTCGACTATGTTGGTGGTGATCGCATGCGTGATTCCACCCTTTCTGACATAATTGAGTCCGTCAACGCATACACCATTGTTACGACCAAGGTTCGCACCGCCGCGTCCGCACTCGCACCACCACCCACGATCGTCCCAGAACAGCGTCTCACTTGTTCGCCGCGTATCCCTACGAACCACGTTTCAATCTCCGCAACGTTAAACGTTGACGGGATGACCAAGCGTAGCGATTTTCACGGTGTCCTTCGTCGCGACGCTTCCAACCGCTTCTACGTCGACACCTGTACTCATGGCTTCCTGTTTGGTACACCGTACCACTTGTTGCCCAGTCTCGATTTGTCCTCTGTGTCCTCCATGAGTGTGAATGGTCGTATGGTCAATGCCCGTACGCTTTCCTCTCTTCGAAAGCTCACAGATCGCACTTGCCGCTTCGACTGGCAGCCTTCCGACGACTCCGTCGTTGCAGCTTCCGAAGCTGTCCCTCGCGTCTATGCCACCATCGCTGTGAAGAATGCACGAATGATGACCCCTGGTACCATCACTGCGTACCACCGGCCATCTGGAATGTATATCACCGCTTGTAGCACTGAACCAGGTGACAGTGGCTCGCCCGTGTACATGATATACGGTGGATCTGCGCGGTGCGTCGGTCTTCATGAGGGCGCTTGGGGAAATATGAACGCTTTTCTTCCTCTTGTGGATCCACTCGTTGACGAGTCCGATTCAGAGGATGACGATCCTTGCGTGAATCTTCCCGCTCCTCGCGCCCCCATGAACTTTGAGTCTAGTGTCACTGCCCCCGACGTACCCGTCTGTGTTGATGTTCCTTCTCCGTCTTCCGTGACGGTCGTGCCCATTGGCCCCAAAGTGGCCAAGGCTCTTGGAAAGGACAAGTGTGCTCGCATTTCTCAGAGTGCACTCGACAATCCCATCCCTGCTAGCCGAATTCCTGTCAGTCCTGGTAACACTGACGAGCAGGTCCTCACCGCGGTGGCTCGGTTCCGTAGACCTCCCCGACAAACAACAAATGCTTCCTACGTTGCACAGTTCAAATCCTTCATGGATGGCTATCGCTCCTCTGACGCATTTCTTGCTGACGAACGCGCTACGCGTTTGTTCTCGGTCTCTCCTCCGACCTTTTACAACGAAGTTTTCCTCCCTGCTCTCTCTGAGATTCGTGCCAAGTCGTCCCCCGGCACCTTCTCTTACGATTCCGAGGTTAACTTGACTTTCGACGGTACTGACTACTCATCAGTGCAAGCCCTCGTCGACGAGGTCGGCCCACAGCGACTCTGGGGCCGTTTCTGCGCTTACGTTGTCGCAGATCCTTCCGTGACCGGAACATACGACGATGTGATTCGTGTACATCTCAAGGCCGATCGGTACAACCAGAAGAAAATTTCTGCTCGTTCCTTCCGTTCCATACAAGTACCTTCCATCCTCGCTTCCCTTGTGCAGCGTTGTTTCGCTGCAGGTCTCACTTCTTACGTTTACTCGCACCCTTGTGTGAAGGTCGTCGTCAGCTCCTCCAGCCCTCCAGCCTGGAAAGCCGTCATGCCTGCCTCCTACGAGAGGTGTGTTCTCGACAAGAAGTTTAAGGATTTCTCAACTTTCGGTATTGACTACACCGAATTTGATGGCACGACTGAGGTGTGCGACTGGACAATGCTGTACGACGCCGTTCCAATGCTTCCTTCCGCGAAGAAACGCATTGTTTGGGTCATGTCTTCTGCTCCTTTCGTTTCACCGTCTGGTTGCGATCTCGGGCGCAACCCCGTCGGTAATCCTTCCGGAAACTATCACACATCTGTGATAAACTCGGTCCGCAACGTTGCCATTTTCAATGCGTTTTCTTGCGACCATCCGAACCTCGCCATTCCATCTGACTCCTTCATTGTGTGTGGTGACGACTCCCTCGCGGTCCTCCCTTGCTCCAAAAAGCATGCCATCACTGTAGTTGATACGTTCACACAGTATGTTCTTGCAACTTTGGGCATCGAGGCCAAGCTCGAGGAGCTTACCACCGCCAATTCTGCGAACTGCTATCGCACCGCACCGTTCCTCTGTCAGGTCACCGTCGTGCCTACGCCTGGTATTGTTTGTTCCTTCGTCAGTTCCGTCGAGCGCGCTGTTTCCAGCTGCGTTCCCGATGCGCCCGACGAGGTGTACTATGGCGTAGCTGCCTCTCTGGCCGGCACGTTTTGGTCTGCCCTGCATAGCGATCTCGCACGCGTCATGACTGATGCTCGGATCGCGGTTCTTCTGCGTTTTGCGCAAGTGTGCTCGAATCGTCGCATTCGAATCCCCGCCACTCTCTACGCAAAAGATCTGCTTTCTTCTGGTTCGGACTCCCCACTGTGGCAGTTCACTGACTTCGCACCGTTGTTGTGGGGCGCCGGCCCTCCGGAAATTACAACAACCGTAGCCAATTCAACAATGAACACCGCTACCTCTTTGTCCGCCGTGCAACGCGCAGCACGGAAGGACACACCCCTCTCTGTCGAAATGCAGAGAGTCGACACACCACGTGTCAGCGCCTCGTTCGTGGTTCCCGAGGGGTTCGTTCCGCATGTCGCGAACAGTACCCAGAAAACCAAGAAGAAGAAGAAGAACCCTGGCCCACAAACCCGCGTTGCCAATCGGTCCAAGACCACCTCCGGCAGCGCTCGCGTATCTATCCCTGCCGCCAAGGGTTCCGTTCGTCGAACCAAGCCACCCGTTACCGTTTATGCAAAGAATGGAACGTGTACCATTCGCCATTCTGAGTTCGTTGCTGACGTCAACAACCTCTCTGCCGATTCTGGTGCTTTCCATCTTTACACCTACGCGATCAACCCTGGTCTTCCTTCGATGTTTCGCTGGCTTGCTCCCATCGCTACCGCCTATGAGTATTATCGCTTCAAGTCGCTCACCTTCCGCTTCGCTACCATGGCAGCAACTACCATGTATGGCGAGGTCATGCTGGCGATTGACTACGACGCTTTGGATCTCAATCCGGACAATAAGCAAGAGATGGCTGCAAACCAAACGTACGTACGTGTCCCTGTTTGGAACGACTCGTCTCTTACCGCTGCCCCCTCCGCCATGCATGCCATGGGGGCGAAGAAGTACACTCGTTCTGGCACTGTCACAAGTGATCTCAAGACCTACGACGTTGGCAAGCTTCTTCTTGCTGTTAAGGGTTACCCTCTCGCGGCGACGCTTGGTGAACTGTATGTCGACTATGAAGTCGAACTTTCGGTGCCACAAGCTTCCACGCTGACCTTCGGTAACACCTTCAGCATCCCGTCCAGCACGACTTCCCCCATCGTGCTTGACGCCACCAATATCGGGAGTACTGCTGTCAGTCTCTTGTCTGGGATCCGTAATCTCAGCCCCGTTGTGTTGACTCAATTCGAGTCATTGTCGAACGTTGTCACCAACGTCGTGCAGACCAACCTGGGCGAGCGCACTGCACTCCTCTTCAAGACTGCCGGAAAGTACCTCCTCAACACAATCGTTGACATTGGTACCTCGCCCGCCCCATCTGGTTCCCATGTCGTGCCTGCTTTCTACTTCGCTGGTGGAAACGGGTCTGCTGACGTGATCAACGGAACCGCTGGTGAGTTCAACGGCCGGCGTACATTCAACATCTCCTCCGTCATTGACGTCCTCCCCGGTGGATTCAACGTGATTCCCACCGCGAACACCCTCGACTCCTCTTGGATTGGGACGGCTTATGCTGTGAGTCACACTGTTGGACCGTACGTTAGTTTGTTCGAGTAGCGGGTAAACGCCGTCTACGGGCGTACAAACGTAGGGATTGGGGACCATACGACTGTCTGAAGTGTACGTACAGTCTTTCCCTGGAGAGTAAACTCCTCAAATCCGCCTGTCACCTCGCGTCGCATTCACA